AACGTATGCGTGGCAATAGAGTCGTTGCGGATAATCAAGCAAATATACAAAGAAGGGCTGACGCTGAAATAAAAAGACGAGGTGGTAGAGATAAACTTCAAGCAGAGCAAATGGATTACTATAGAGGGAGAGGAAAAGTAAAACGCCCAGAGCGAATAGACCCTTTTAAAGGCATGAGTTCAAGAGAACGAAGAAGAGCACAAAATGCTACACGTAGTGAGTTTGACGAAACAAACAGACAAGTAAGAAAACAGATGGGTACACAAAGAAAACCTAGACAGGAACTTATACGTACTGCTCCACAACCTATTAGAAAACCTAGACCTTTAGGCGGTATTCAAATTCCAGATTTGCTAGGGGCAATAGGTAAACCTACACAATCAATCCCACGACCAGAAGTTAGCTCTCCACAAAACCAACCTACTGTACAACAGACTTATAGACCGCGTAAAAATGAACGAGGAACGCCCAGTTTAGTAGACCAAATTGCAGCAACGCGAGTGGCTACAACGACCCCCCCACAACTTAGAAACAAAGGCGGTGTTGTAAAGAAAAAGTATACAGAAGTAAAGGCACTAAAGCAAGGTGGCTATGTATCTAGGGCTAAGTATGGTTCTGTAGATAACTTAAAGAAAAAGAAATAATGGCAGACTGCCCTGTATGCAAAACACCTATACAGGTATTTAAGGTGTACTCACACGCAAAGAAAAAGTTTACAGAGATGAACGGTGTGTGTATACCCTGCAAAGAAAAAACAGATAAAGAACGACTACAAAACAAAAAGGATACATAATGGGATTTACTCTCTCACAACGTAGCTTAGACAGACTCAATGGTATTAACGAGGATATGATACGAGTTGTAAAAAAAGCTATTGACGTAACAAAAATAGACTTTGGTGTTATCTGTGGTATGCGTACTATAGAAGAGCAGGAAGCTTTAGTAGCCAAAGGAGCGTCACAGACCATGAAGTCAAAGCACCTAGAGGGTTTAGCTGTAGACTTGATGGCGTATATTGGTGGGAGGGCTTCATGGGAACTCAATGTCTATGATGATATTGCTGACGCTATGAAGGAAGCTGCAAAGCTTGAGGACGTATCTATACGTTGGGGTGCAGCTTGGCAAATAGATGACATGCGTCAGTGGACTGGTACGATGGAAGATGCCATGAATGCGTATGTTGATCTTAGAAGAGGACAAGGTAGAAGACCATTTATTGATGGTCCACACTTTGAATTAAGTTGATGTTTTTGCCCTTAGTTACAATATGTCTTCTTTCTTCTATAGACCAATCTGTAGATTGTAAGATGTTTAACCCACAAGAACTCGCAGTGACACAGCAAGAATGTAGAAAGATGGTAGGTGCATTTGTACAATCTGTACAGCATACACTATCTTCACCACACACAATACAGTATAAATGTGTTGACAGGTCAATAGGGATATGATATAATGAGTAGAAATCTAACAGAGAAACAACAAAAGTTTCTGGATGTTTTATTTGAAGAAGCTAGAGGTAATCCTGCAACAGCACGTAAACTTGCAGGTTATGCTGATACGGTAGCTACTTCTTCTATTACAAATGTTCTACAGGATGAAATTGCAGACATAACTAAAAAGTTTATTTCTTCCACAGCTACTAAGGCTGCATACTCTATGTATGAAATAATGAGTAGTCCAACAGACTTAGGTAATAAAGAAAAGATGACAGCAGCAAAAGATATACTAGATCGTGGTGGTTTTACTAAGACTGATAAAGTTGAAGTAACATCCTCTAGCCCTTTGTTTATTTTACCACCGAAAAATAATGAAGACGAGTAAGGATTGGAAACTTCCAAAGCCAGATGAAACTGAATTAGGTTTTGATTGGCAGCCTGTGATACGAGTAGGTAGAATTATACCTTTTGGTTACAGTCAGGATGAAACAGATAAAGATATGCTCCTGCCTATTGATGATGAGTTGGAGTTGTTAGAAAAAGCAAAGAAATATCTTAAACAGTATAGTTATAGGGATGTAGCAAATTGGTTAAGCACAGAATCAAAACGATACATCTCTCATGTTGGTTTAATGAAAAGAGTAAAGCTTGAGCAAAAACGTAAAACAGATGCTTCAACGCAACGCTACCTTGCTCAAAGGTACAAAGAAGCCCTTGAGAAAGCGGAAAAGCTTGAAGAAAGAAGAATTGGTGGAAGAACAGAAAGTTTATCCCCAAGCTAAACCAGAACCAATAGAAGTAGAAGAAGCACAGGGAGTAATCTTTCAACCAAACAAAGGACCACAGACAGAGTTCCTTTCTTCCAATGAACGAGAAGTATTATACGGTGGGAGTGCAGGTGGCGGTAAAAGTTATGCAATGCTTGCAGACCCTGTTAGATACCTTAACAACCCACACTTCCGTGGACTACTTGTAAGAAAGACAACAGAAGAACTAAGAGAACTTATATCAGTATCCAAACAACTCTATCCACAAGCAATACCAAATATAAGATTTATGGAAAGAGACAAGACTTGGGTAGCACCATCAGGAGCAACACTCTGGTTGTCCTACTTAGATAGAGATGATGATGTTACACGCTATCAAGGACAGGCTTTTAGTTGGATAGGATTTGATGAGTTAACGCAGTGGGCAAGTCCATACCCATTTGACTACATGAGGTCAAGACTACGTACTACAAAAGGAAGTGGCTTAGACTTATACCAAAGAGCTACTTCAAACCCAGGTGGAAATGGACACAGTTGGGTTAAGAAAATGTTTATAGAACCTGCCCCACATGGGGAAGCATTTTGGGCTACAGACATTGCAACAGGTGAAACCTTAAAAATGCCTAAAGGTCATAGTCGTGAAGGAGAGCCACTATTTAAACGCAGGTTTATACCTGCTACATTGTTTGACAATCCTTACTTAGCTGACGATGGCATGTATGAAGCCAACTTACTATCACTACCTGAACACCAACGGAAACAATTATTAGAAGGAAACTGGGATGTTAATGAAGGGGCTGCTTTTCCAGAATGGAACAGGAATATCCATGTTATTGAACCTTATGATATACCCCATAATTGGTCTAGGTTTCGTGCCTGTGACTATGGATACGGAAGCCACACAGGAGTCTTATGGTTTGCGGTCAGCCCATCGGAACAACTAGTTGTCTACAGGGAGTTGTACGTATCTAAGGTTACTGCTGCAGACTTAGCAGATATAATACTAGAAGCAGAGGATGGAGAAAAAATTAGGTATGGTGTTCTTGATTCGTCACTCTGGCATAAACGTGGAGATACAGGACCATCACTAGCAGAACAAATGATACTAAAGGGTTGTCGTTGGAGACCTGCAGATAGAAGTAGAGGGTCAAGAATAGCAGGAAAAAACGAGGTACACAGACGATTACAAGTTGATGAGTTTACAGAAGAACCAAGAATAGTATTTTTTAATTCGTGTGTCCAAACAGCTTCTCAACTACCATCTATACCACTAGATAAAAATAACTCTGAAGATGTTGACACTCACTCTGAAGATCACTTATACGATGCTTTAAGATATGGAATAATGACGAGACCAAGAAGTAGTTTATTTGACTTTGACCCTGCAAGTCAACGTACTGGTTTTCAAGCTGCTGATGCAACATTTGGATATTAAGGATATAATATGGAAGAAGATAATATAACTGCAGACTCTGAACAAGTAGTTGCTATTGATGATGTAGAAGAAGACTCTTACGTAGATAGTGATGTAGGAGAGATTGTATCTTTTGTAAAAGGTAAATATCGTAAGGCTGAAACAGCTAGGAGAGGTGATGAGGAAAGGTGGATACAAGCCTATCGTAACTACCGTGGTCTATATGGTCCAGAGGTTCAATTTACATCTACAGAAAAATCTAGGGTCTTTGTCAAAGTTACAAAAACAAAAGTACTTGCAGCCTACGGTCAACTTGTAGAAGTTCTTTTTGGTGCTAACAAATTTCCACTTAGTATTAATCCTACAGTTTTGCCTGATGGAGTAGAAGATACAGTTAGCTTAGAAACTAATGCTCAACTTAAAAAAGCCACAGGAGAAACAGAAACAGGTGCTACAGACGCTTCACAACTTTTGGCAGGGGAGACTATGCCAGAATTTAATGAGCGTGTAGGACCCCTTACAGACGATCTGAGTGCAGTTGAGGATGATATTAAGTTTAAATCAACTGGTAGTCCTAGCTCTGTAAACTTTCATCCTGCAATGGTTGCAGCTAAGAAGATGGAAAAGAAAATACATGACCAACTAGAAGAGTCAAACGCTAAGAAACAATTACGTTCTGCTGCATTTGAGGCTGCATTATTTGGTACAGGTATTATGAAAGGACCATTTGCTGTAGATAAAGAGTATCCTAATTGGGATGATGAGGGTGTATACACTCCTATCTTTAAAACAGTACCACAAACTTCTAATGTATCTTTATGGAATTTCTATCCAGACCCTGATGCAAATAATATGGATGAGGCAGAGTATGTTATAGAAAGACATAAGATGTCACGTTCTCAACTACGTGCTCTAAAACGTAGACCTTTCTTCCGTGCCAATGCTATTGACAAATCTCTTTCACAGGGAGAGATGTACAATAAGGAGTGGTGGGAACACGTAATGGAAGACAACGCTGAAGAAGACAGAGCAGAGCGTTTTGAAATCTTAGAGTTCTGGGGTTATGTAGATAAAAATGTTCTTGAAAATAATGATGTAGATATTCCTGATGAACTAAAAGATGTAGAGCAAGTTAGTGTTAACGTGTGGATATGCAATAACCATGTACTACGATTAGTAATGAACCCATTTACACCTGCCTACTTACCCTATTATGCTACACCCTATGAAATGAATCCATACAGCATATTTGGTGTAGGTATTGCAGAAAACATGGATGACACACAGACCCTTATGAATGGTTTTATGAGAATGTCTGTAGACAATGCTGCCCTATCAGGTAATCTATTAATAGAAGTAGATGAGACTAACTTAGTCCCTGGACAAGACCTAAGTGTATACCCTGGAAAAGTATTTAGAAGACAGGGAGGAGCACCTGGACAAGGCATTTTTGGAACTAAGTTTCCTAATGTATCTAATGAAAACATGCAGATGTTTGACAAGGCTAGACAACTGTCAGATGAGAGTACAGGACTTGCATCTTTCTCACATGGGCAGACAGGTGTGTCAGGTGTAGGACGTACAGCTTCAGGTATATCTATGCTTATGAATGCAGCTAATGGATCAATACGTACTGTTATTAAGAATGTAGATGATTATTTACTAGGACCACTGGGTAAAGCCTTCTTTAGTTTTAACATGCAGTTTGACTTTGACCCTGAGATAAAAGGTGATCTTGAAGTTAAGGCACAGGGTACAGAAAGTTTAATGGCTAACGAAGTACGTAGTCAAAGACTAATGCAATTTATGCAGACTGTATCTAATCCAACTCTAGCACCCTTTGCACGAATGGATTATATAGTTAGAGAGATTGCTAAGAGCATGGACTTAGACCCTGATAAGGTAGCTAACTCAATGAGTCAGGCTGCAGTACAGGCTGAGATACT